TCCTGGGAAAGTAGGTCGTTGCCGGAACTAATATTCCTCAATAGCTCAGTTGGTAGAGCATGCGGCTGTTAACCGCAGGGTCGTAGGTTCGAGTCCTACTTGAGGAGCCAAACGTGGCCCATTGGTCAAGTGGTTAAGACACCGCCCTTTCACGGCGGTAACAGGGGTTCGAATCCCCTATGGGTCACCATCTTAAGGGCCTTTAGCTCAGTTGGTTAGAGCAACCGGCTCATAACCGGTCGGTCCGGGGTTCGAGTCCCTGAAGGCCCACCAAATATTTAATAATGCAGGGGTATAGCTCAGTTGGTAGAGCAACGGTCTCCAAAACCGTGTGCCGTGGGTTCGAAGCCTACTACCCCTGCCAATGTGGCCCGGTAGTTCAGTCGGTTAGAATGCCAGCCTGTCACGCTGGAGGTCGAGGGTTCGAGCCCCTTCCGGGTCGCCATTATAATTTATGCTGATGTAGCTCAGTAGGCAGAGCACTTCCTTGGTAAGGAAGAGGTCAGCGGTTCGAATCCGCCCATCAGCTCCACTAGAATATACACCATTAGCTCAGTTGGTAGAGCACCTGACTCTTAATCAGGGTGTCCAGGGTTCGAGTCCCTGATGGTGTACCAGATAGAAATCTTAGAAAACCGCCTTAATTGGGCGGTTTTGTTCTTTAGAAAAAACAAATTGAAGTGTTTAAAAACATTAAAACGTGTTGTGAAATTCTTAAAAATCTTGTGAAATGTTGTGAAAAATATTGTGAAATTATTTTGACGCTGCCTCTTTTTTTGATTGCTTTTTTGTCTTATACAACGCTTCAATTTTTTCAACCGTCGCCTTTTCTCTTTCGTCTGAAATGTGAGTATATACCTCTCGCATTATCTTGACATCGTGACCCATTATTTTAGCGGCAGATACTTCGTCTATACCAGCATCGAAAAGCCCGGTACAATATGTGTGGCGAAGCAGTCTGCAGGTGAGATTGAAAGGTCCAATATCGGTATCCGGATTTGCTTCAAACCACTTGGCGATTTTTCTTTTTGCCTTCCGCCAATGATTATTTAGTTCCGTTAGCCCCATCAAGCCTCCGGCATGGCCGGGAAATACATATATGCTTTTGGTTTTCTTTTTGTACTCCTGGAGATATTCCGCAAGTTCTTCCGGTATAGGTATTTGCCGGAAACCTCTTTCTGTCTTTGGATCTTTGGTTCTTGACTTTGATTTTTCGTATTCAATGGCTTTTGAAACAATTATACGTTTGTTTTCAAAATCAATGTCAGACCAGGTGAGCGCCAGAGCTTCACCCTGACGCATACCGGTATAAAGCATGGTGTATATGAGTGGATATAGCCTATTGTCTTTCAGAATTTCAAGCAGTTTCTCTCTTTGTGCGCCAGAAAGGAATTCGCGCTTAGGCTTGTCCGGCGCTATCACCTTGCAGGCCTGCACCGGGTTGAAATTAACCAGCCTGTCAGCAATTGCTTGTTTAAATATCTGATTAAGCGTAATCCTTACTTTGTGAGCCAGACTCCTTGAACTCGTTATACTGTTCAGCAGCGCCTGGATCTGGGTAGCGGTTATTTCCTTCAACCGTTTGTGACCTAAGGCCGGGTTGATGTGGTTGTTTATACAGTTCCGGTACATCTCCTGGGTTTTCAGTGCGCCCTGGCCCTTTTTATGAGTGTTATACCAAAGAATCATATAGTCTTCCAAAGTGGGGTTCTTGTCGACGTTGTACCCTTGCCGATATTGGTATTTCAGCTCGTCGTATTTTTCCTTCACTTCCTCAGGGGTTGATCCGTAGATGAACTTTCCCTTGAATGTTGTATAGTAGTTCCCCCTGGCATGTTTGCTGATTTTCATTTGTAATCACTCCTTTCTAATAATAAATATCAATAACCATTCCGTAGTTTAAAGTTTTTGTTTTTAATTTTGATTATACAGGATGGCATCTTATCCTAATAAGTCAATGAACTCATCTTCAAAAATAATTTTTATGTTATATCCTTTTGCTTTTAACTCATATGCTTTTTTCTGTTTTGTACTCATTCCTTCTTCACCAACAATAGATTTATCCTGTATACCAACTATAAGGCAATCTGTCTTAGAAGAAACAGAGCTTTTTATTATGCCACCACGGTCTACAACTTTTTGCATAGCTTCTCTACGGTCTAACGTTTTAAGTTCACCGGTAAAAACAACATTTTTATTATAGAAGAAGTTAGATCTATCAAAATTGTTGCTTGAGGGTCTAATTTCTGAGATGAGTACTTTTTTAAAATCTTTTCTTCGACTTTTTTGGAAAGATTTTTGAGGTTTTACATTAGAGAAGGAATATAGCGTAATATAATTATTAAAATCTGTTTGTTTTAAGTTTCCTTTTTTTATTTCATCAAGAAGAGCTATAACTAATTTTGCACATGTTATTGCATCACATAAAGCATTATGATGATTTGGTAGTTCGATATTAAAATACTCAGCTTTATCTTTTAATGAGTTTCCAACACAATTGTCAAAATGTATAGCGTTGCATAATTGCATACTACATAGATAAGTAAAATTTGGCATATCGATTTCATATTCTAATAAACAAGTTTTTAATATTGTCATATCAAATATTGCATTATGTGCGACAATTATATTATTATAAAAATAATGTTTGATTTTTCCCCAAACTTCATAAAAAAATGGTGCGTCCTTAACATCTTCAGGAGTTATACCATTAATTTCAATATTTTTATTATTAAATTGTAATGATGGTGGACGAATTAAAAAGTATTCCGTCTTTTCAATTTTGCCATTTGATACTGCTGCAATGCCGATAGAACATGCACTGTTAAAATTTGAATTAGCTGTTTCAAAATCTATAGCAACGAAATCAAACAACATTATTTGATACCACCTTTTCGTGGTTCGCATTTTTCCCATAAAAGATTTTTCCATTAATAAGATTTTGTCTGTAAATGCAACCTTTTGATAATGGGTTGTCTTCTATTATACATTTTCTTTTATCTGAACATTCAACATATCGATGACAACATCCGAATAATTCTCCAGATGATTTTGCATAACAATAGTCATATATCTCTAAAATAGGTTGGGATAATTGCAATACATCCATTTCATTTTCTAAATCAATCCTACTCCAACCATCCTTACCGACTACAAAATTGATATTATTACATAGTTTAAGAGTGTAATTTAAGTAATTTTTTATTGATATAAATTTTGTTTTTTTCCCATTTTTAATTCTCATACATGGAATATTATAAAATAATACACTTAAATATGTTTTTGTTTGATTATATGATATTTTAGATGTATCCCTTTCGGAAGTATTTAATATTTGAATCAATATTTTTGCTATTTTAAGCTCTTGATCATTGATGTTCTCATAAGTTGTCATTTATACACTCTCCTTGCAACTTGTATATCATGTTTAAATGATATAAAGGATATATTATTATACCGGTCTGCGTTTTAATGAACGAATCTCTACTTCATGTTGTCCATACATCTCAGCTAAAGAGTTGTTTATGTTGCTCATTTCTTCAAGTTTTGTTCTAATTTCAAGATGATTATTAGCATTTCTTCCGTCCATATCATCAAGACGGTCATTAATGTTGTTTATAGCAACTTTTAATTCATTTTGTCCTTTTTCTAAATTTGTAACTTTTTCTTTAACCTCTTTCAATTCACTTTTGATTCCTTTAACTTCGGTTAAAATTTCCTTTAAAATGTTTTCCATTTCAATCATCCTTTCGTTTTATTTTATATTTTATTCTGTTTTCTAATACTGCAACAGACGAATTACTGCTAAAGTCGTCTTCTTCAATATGAGCCATTTCGTGTTGATACGCTTCTCTTTGCATTTCATAACTTAAGTTTTTATTGATGTAAATATTGTAATTCCCATCACTATCCATAACAGTCATGCCTCTGACTGTTGATGGTAGTTTAATGAGTCTTACAATCTTATCCATGGTGTCTTAATCCCCCTTAAGCGCCTCAATAATTTTAACGGCTATTTCAATATCTTCTTTGGAAGCCTTTTTAGATATACTGAATAACACTTTCATTTCAGGCCGTTTGTGTAAACTTTCCAATATTTCATTTACTTCATCATCTGATGTAGGAGTTATGGGTTCTCGTATGTTTGTACGGCCAAGCAAATAATCACTTGATACCCCAAAGAAATCGGCAAGTTTTTTAATCGATTCAGGGTCTAAATTTCTAGCCCCACGTTCATAATGTCCAATGGCACTTTCAGTAACCCCTAACACTTTTGCAATATCTTTTTGTTGCAATCCAGATTCTTCTCTTAATTGTTTTAAACGTTTTCCAATAGAATATGACATTTTGTTTCCCTCCTTTCTAATTATATAACAATTTGTACGTATAATAAATATATCGTACAAAACGTCATAAAAATTTAAAAAATATATTGACAAACGACAAAATGTACGATAATATAAAAATGTGACATGACAAATTGTACTGCTTGGAGGTGATCTAATGAAGAAAAATAACCTGAAAGCATTTAGAAAAAAAGAGGGGTTAACTCAAAAAGAAGTAGCAGATATTTTAGATATTTCAGTTGATTATCTATCTATGCTTGAGAGAGGAGTAAGAACACCTGGTTTTAATTTAGCAAAAAAAATTGCGGATATGTATGGTACTACAGTTGATGAAATTTTTTTTGATTATGCACCCGACAAAATGTCATGTAATGATATGGATAATAAGGAAACAGCATAAGGAGGTGCGATAGGATGGGTTAGACAAAACCAGCACTGAGGGAGAGATTTAATTAATAAAGAATAAGGGGGATTTAATAATGCAAGATAAATTAGTCATTCATGTACAGAAAGAGGATAAACCGAGAGGGTGGAAACCTATAACGATTTCTATCGAAAGTTATGAAAAAATAATGGACTTAAAAGAGCAGACGGGTTTACCTCCACACAAGATAATTTCTATGGTATTAGATTTTGCTTTAGAACGAATTGAAATAGTTGAAAAAAGTTAAAAGGAGGGATGTTCCGGTGACAACGCATGAATATTTATTAAACAAATACGGCCCAACGCTGACATTTCAACAGGCAGCGGAAATATTAAGATTACACTGGCAAACTGTGCGTGAAATGTGTTTACGCGGAGAAATTAAAGCACCCAAGGCTGGTCGTAAATGGGTGCTAACCACAAAAGCTATTGCAGATTATCTTGACAATGTAAACGAACCTGAAGATATAGTGCAGGTGCAGTTGCCAAAGGGCAAACATAGAAAAATTGTATAAGGAAGAGGTGAGCAACAAATATGGAGATTTACAAAAATGAAGACGGGAAATGTGAATGCTGGAAATGTGAAAAACAAACTACCTGCCCGTACAAAGACAAGTATCAAAGACATCCAACAACAGTACCGGGAGCATTAGGATTATGTCCTAAGTTAAAGGGGGTGAACAAAATTGAATGACAGATTAAAGGAATTGGAAGAGCGAAACGAACGATTATTCCGAATATTAGGTGATTTGGATGCACTGGAAGACAGGTTTAAAAAAGAGAAACCGAAATTAGCGACGCTAATTAGTACGATTAAGGCTTTGTTTACTTACATTGCTGAAGAGTGAGAAAAATGCTGACTGAAAAAATTTTGATAATTGGAGACCAAACACTTGAAAATACCACAGTAGAAGATGCTATAGAATATTACGAAAAATACGGGATGGGGATTGTAGTTACAGATGGAAAGTATATTCAATTTGAAAAAGAAAAGAGGTGAGAACATGCCAAGTAATACACAAATTTTGTTACTGCTTCTTGGATTATGCGGAGTTTGTTTCGCTGCCGGTTGGATGTGGGGCTCAGAAATTACAGAATACAGACTCTTCAAAAAGAAAAAACCGGAACATATTGATTTTAGGACATAAAAAAAGCGCTTACAAAAGCGCAAAAATAAAAATCACTTCATTATTAATTTTATCATGAAAGATAAGTAAAATCAATTCAAAATTAGGAGGTTAGTGTAACATGAATAACGGGCTTAATATCACGATTGAGATAAAGGCTGTAGAGCTTGCAAATGCAATTTCACAACTTGCTGCAGCTTTTACCGATAGGAATATTATATCAACGGACAAAATTGTTATCGATATGGCCTCAAAGAAGAAAGCAGCAGAACAGGCAGAGGATAAAGAGGCAGAGGATAAAGAGGTTGAAACAAAAGAAACCGCACAGCAGCCTATGGAGCCAGAACCAAACGAGGAAACAGAAGAGAAAGAGGAACCGATAACCATTGAACAGGTAAGGGCAGCTTTTATGAGTAAAAATTCAAAAGGAAATACGGCCAAGTTAAAAGCTATATTAAAGAAATATAACGTTGCTAAAGTGACAGATTTACCAAAAGAAAGTTTTGCTGATGTTCTTAAAGAATTGGAGGCGATTGAATAATGGCAGCTCACGCGCTGTTAAGCGCCTCCGGTGCTTATCGATGGCTTAACTGTACACCTAGTGCAAGGCTTACAGAAAAGATGGAAGATACTAAAAGTCCTTATGCAGAAGAAGGTACATTGGCACATGCTTTAGGCGAGCTGCTACTCAAAAAAGAATTAAAGCTTATCAAACCTAAACAATTTAATCAGGAACTTAAAGCTATCAGAGAAAATCCTATGTTTTTCCCTGATATGGAAGAGGAAGTTGAAGAGTATGCGAATTATGTGATGGAAGCATATAATGCCGCACTTGCTAAGACAAAGGACGCCTTAATATTTTTGGAAGAACAATTGGATTATAGCAGTTATGTTCCTGACGGATTTGGTACCGGTGACTGCATAATCATTGCAGATGGTGAAATGGAGATTATAGACCTAAAGTTTGGCAAAGGGGTTGAAGTAAGTCCTATAGATAATCCACAGCTTAAGCTTTATGCATTAGGCGCTTATGAGAAGTATGGATTTATTTATGGCATTGATAAAATTAAAATGACAATCGCCCAAGTAAGGCTTAATAACATATCTTCATGGGATATCAATGTGAAGATGCTGGAAGAATGGGCGGAAAATGAGTTAAAGCCAAAAGCGAAATTAGCTTTTGAAGGGAAAGGAGAATTTGTACCCGGTCCCTGGTGTGGTTTCTGTAAAGCGAAAACTACCTGTAAAGCAAGAGCGGATATGAACCTTGGCTTATATCAGTCTTACAACCAAGATCCAAATCTTTTAAGCATAGAAGAGATTGCTGGAATTTTGGGCCAAGTTGATGATGTCATAAAATGGGCCAATGACATAAAAGAATACGCATTAGAAGAAGCTCTTAAAGGGGTTAAGTTCCCGGGATGGAAACTTGTAGAAGGCAGAAGTAATAGAAAGATTACGGATGAAGCAGCTCTTGCAGCCATCCTGATAAAAGAAGGATATCAGGAAGAGCAGATATATAAACCGAAAATGCTTGAAAATATAACGACTCTTGAAAAGCTCGTAGGTAAGAAAAAATTTGCAGAACTTGCAGGTAACTTGATAGAGAAACCACCAGGGAAACCGACTTTAGTTACAGAGGATGATAAAAGACCTGAACTTGATTCTGCAGAAAGTGAATTTGATTTTAAATAATAAAAGAGAAGGAGAGTGTTGAATAATGAAAGCTATCTTAAAGAATGATACCAAAGTAATAACCGGTAAGGTGAGATTAAGTTATGCGAATCTATTTGAACCCAAGTCAATCAATGGTAGTGAACCGAAATATTCCGTATCCATTATTATTCCCAAATCAGATAAACAACAAATAGAAGTGATTAAACAGGCGATTGAAAATGCTAAGGAAAGAGATAAAGGAAAATGGGGCGGCAAGATACCGGCTAATCTTAAACTTCCGTTAAGAGACGGAGACGAAGAGAGGCCCGAAGATGAAGCTTATGCGAATAGTTATTTTATCAATGCTAATTCTTTTAGACCACCTGCCGTAGTAGGCACTGAAATCGATAAAGCAACCGGTAAGGCCATTCGATTAGGTGAAGATGAAGTTTATTCCGGATGTTATGCAAGAGTAAGCATTAACTTTTACGGTTTTAATGCAGCAGGCAATAAAGGAATAGCGTGTGGCCTTGGTAATGTTCAAAAGATAGAGGACGGAGAACGACTTGGCGGCGGATCTAGTGCAGAGGAAGATTTTGAGTTTGAAGAAGTTGACGTTGATGATGATTTCTTAAGCTAATAGGAGCTGATTATATTGACTACCTTGGCAATTGATATTGAAACCTATAGTGATGTATCGTTAACTGAATGCGGAGTCTACAAATACGTAGACTCCGAAAATTTCAGAATCCTATTATTTGCCTACGCTTTTGATGATGAGGATGTAGACATCGTTGACCTGGCGTGTGGCGAAACATTGCCTAACAGAGTAATGAATGCTTTACTGAACAAAGATGTAGTCAAGACCGCATTCAATGCCCAATTTGAAAGAGTTTGTATCAATAAATATTTTAACATTCAAACGGAAAATTGGGAATGCACAATGGTTAAAGCTTTATCTTTAGGATTTCCTGGAGACTTGGACAGCGTAGGTAAGGTGATAGGAATTGAACCGGATAAACAAAAACTTATGACCGGAAAGAACCTTATCAGGATATTTTCTATTCCTAGGAAGGTTAAAAAGGATAATCAAATAAGCTTGTTAGAGGATAAAATAAGAATATTGCCGGAAGATCGGCCGGAAGAATGGCGATTATTTAAAGAATACTGCATGAGAGACGTTGAAACGGAAAGGGCAATTAGGAATAAGTTAAGCCGATTTAAAACTATTCCGGAAGAAAAATTGTTGTATCAATTGGACCAAAAGATTAACGACAGAGGCGTTTTAATTGATTTAGACATGGCCAAGAATGCCATTGCTATTGATACGGAACAAACCGAAAGGCTTACTAAAAAGTATCAAGAAATTACCGGCTTAGAAAATCCTAATAGTCTTATGGATTTAAAGAAGTTTATTAAAAACAAAACCGGTAAAGTAGTTAAAAGTATTACGAAGCACAATTTAAAAGATTTAAAAGAAAAATTAAAAGAATATGAGGATGTAGTTGCTGCTTTGGAAATAAGAGAGAGGCTTTCTAAATCTTCCATTGCTAAATATAAAAAGATGATTGATGTTGCTTGCAGCGATGGAAGAGCCAGAGGTTTGTTACAGTTTTATGGTGCCGGTACCGGCAGATGGGCCGGAAGATTAATTCAAGTTCAAAACTTACCGCAAAATCATATTACGGACTTAGATGTTGCAAGAAATATTGTTAAGAACTATGACCTTGAAACATTAGAAATGATGTATGATAACCCTTCTGATGTACTTAGTCAATGCATACGGCCTGCCATTATTCCCAGTCCTGGATACAAGTTTGTGGTAGCAGACTTTTCAGCGATAGAAGCACGTGTAATAGCTTGGTTTGCGGGGGAACAATGGAGACTGGATGTATTCAATTCTCACGGAAAAATATACGAAGCTTCAGCTGCACAGATGTTTAAAGTTCCGGTTGAGTCAATACATAAAGGTGATCCGCTAAGGCAAAAAGGCAAAATAGCAGAATTGGCACTGGGTTATCAGGGAAGTGTAGGTGCTCTTATACAAATGGGAGCTCTTAAAATGGGTTTGACCGAAGATGAACTTCCGGATTTAGTTAATCAGTGGAGAAAATCAAATCCTAAAATCGTAAAGTTTTGGTATGACACCGAAGCTGCAGTTATGGAAGCCATAACAAATAAATCTACTGTAAGGATAGGCAAGTATTTAAAGGCAATATACCAAAGTGGATTTTTATTCATAGAGCTTCCAAGTGGTAGAAGGTTGGCTTATGTGAAACCCAAGGTGGTGGACCATGATAAGTTTCCTGGAAAACAAAAGATCGTGTATCAGGAGATGAATGAAAATACTTATCAATGGGAAGAAGTTGACACCTACGGAGGAAAGTTAGTGGAGAACATTGTCCAGGCTACGGCAAGAGATTGCTTGGCCTATAGTATGCTTCAACTTGACAAGGCAGGATATAAAATTGTCATGCATGTACACGATGAAGTTATCGTTGAAATTGAAGAAGATAGGAATGAACTTGAGATAATAACCGGCATTATGGGACAGGAAATTCCGTGGGCAAAGGGGTTGCCGTTAAGGGCTGATGGTTACGAATGCCGTTATTATCGAAAAGATTAGGTGGTGATTTGGCTTTGAAACCGGAAAAAGCGATAAAAGCAAAAACAGAACCAAACCGAAAAATATGTATTGCCATTGGCAGAAGCAGAACCGAAAAAAATTGGAAAAATGTTGAGATTACCTATGCATCATTGCTTGAAAAACTACAAACTACTACCAGAACCCGTGAAACCTTTGCGGAATACAAAAATATGCCCAAGTCACAGAGAGATGCCATAAAAGATGTAGGCGGTTTTGTGGGCGGAACCTTAAAAGACGGCAGAAGAAAAGCTGAAAATATAGCAAACAGGACCCTTCTTACCTTAGACATGGATAATGTAGATATGTCCGTAAGTGACTTATGGGATAGCATCACCATGTTGAATGACTTTGAAATCGTTATGTATTCAACCCATTCTCATGAACCAAAGAATCCAAGGCTTAGGCTTATCATACCTTTGGATCGGCCGGTATTTCCAGACGAATATCAGGCCATAGGACGCAAAATTGCTGAAGAAATCGGCATTGATATGTTTGACGATACCACCTATGAACCAAGCCGGTTAATGTATTGGCCCAGTACTTCAGCCGATGGCGAGTTTGTATTTAAGAGACAAGAGGGGCCTTGGCTGGATCCGGATGAAGTGCTCAACAAATATCTTGACTGGAAAGACGTTTCCTTTTGGCCGACCAGTTCAAGACATGCAGTCAAGATTAATACACAAATCAAAAAGCAGGAAGACCCGCTTGTAAAGAAGGGGATTATAGGTGCGTTCTGCAGGACCTACAGCATAACGGAGGCAATTGAAAAATTCTTAAGTGATATTTATATCCCTACTCGTATACAAGGCCGGTACACTTATGCAGAAGGGTCCACTGTAGGCGGATTGGTTACGTATGAAGATAAGTTTGCATACTCACATCATGCAACGGATCCTGTTTCGGGAATGCTTTGTAACGCTTTTGACCTTGTCCGGATTCATAAATTCGGTGCTATGGATGAGGATGCAAAGCCGGATACACCTGCAAACAGACTGCCAAGCTTTATAGCCATGAGTGAATTTGCAAGTAATGATGAACAGGTCAAAATAACAATGGGAACGGAAAGCCTTAATGAAGCAATGGAAGATTTTAAAGATTCAGAGGAAGATATAGACACCGAATGGCTTAAATTATTGGATTATGATAATAAAGGAAGACTAAGAAGCACGATAGACAATGCGGTCATTATTTTAGAAAACGACCCAAGAATAAAAGGAAAACTGGTCTATAATGAGTTTTCCAATCGAGCAACCGTTACCGGTAAACTTCCTTGGAGTGAAAAAGATTATGTGCGGGACTGGTGTGATGATGACGATTCCGGTGTCAGGCATTTTTTAGAACATCATTATAACTTGACCGGTGCCAGTAAGATTGCAGACGCTGTGGCAATCGTATATCAAAATCATAGAATTCATCCGGTGAGAGAATACCTTAATAGCTTAACCTGGGACGGCCAAAGGAGAGTTGAGACCCTTCTTACGGATTACTTAGGTGCCGAAGACAATATTTATACAAGGGCGGTTATAAAGACACATCTTGTTGCGGCCGTTGCACGTGTCATGCAGCCAGGATGTAAATATGATACCATGCTAACCTTAACAGGGCCACAAGGGATAGGTAAGAGTACTTTTATTCGAATACTGGCTAAAGATTGGTTCAATGATAGCTTAGATACAGTAAAAGGCAAAGAGGCCTATGAACAATTACAAGGATGTTGGCATATCGAATTGGGAGAATTGACGGCTACGAAGAAGGCGGATATTGAAGCAGTTAAATTGTTTTTATCCAAATCAGAAGATATTTATCGAGTGGCTTATGGGCGGAGGACTTCACGTTTTCCAAGACAATGTGTATTTTGGGGTACTTCAAATGACCATCAGTTTTTAAGAGATAAAACCGGAGATAGACGTTATTGGCCGGTGGATTGTGGTGTAGTATTGCCGGTAAAGGATGTTTTTAAAGACCTTCCTAAAGAAGTAGACCAGATATGGGCGGAAGCAGTTCATTTGTATAAATCAGGGGCCAAGTTATACTTGGAAGGTGAAGAAGCTGAAGAAGCATTAAAGCAACAACGTGAGCATGCGGAGGATAGTCCGAAGGCCGGCTTAATAGAAGAGTATCTTAATCGGGATTACCCGGCTAATTGGGATGAAATGGACCTATACGAGAGACGTAACTACCTTGACGGAGTAGATGATTTTAATACAAATGCAAGTACCGTTATGGTTAAGAAGAATAAGACCTGTGTTATGGAGATTTGGTGTGAGCTGTTTAAGGGTGACCCGAAAAACTTAACGCCCATACAAAGCAGGGAAATAAATGATATTTTACGGTCTTTGGATGGATGGGAAAGTGCAAAGGGTGTATTAAGATTTGGAAAGTTATATGGCATACAAAGGGCATATGTGCGTAAACAAAGTTAAGAAAAATTCCGTTTACGCTAAAAATTTTGTTTACACCTAAACGTAAACAATGTAAACAAACGTAAACAGAAAAAAGTAAGTTTTGTTTACGCCTTAAATCCAGTTATATCAGAGGTTAGCAGACAAACGTAAACAATGTAAACAAAATATATATAAAAGAGATAAAAATATAAATTAGGCGCGTATACGCGTATATATATACCCCTAATATAGCGTATATAAGCTATACGAGAAAATTTCGTTTACGTTGTTTACGGCCTCAAAAATCAGGAGTGATTTTACAGACATGTTAGAGAGCAAAATTGAAAGAGAATTCAGAAAACAAATCCAAGCAATTGGCGGTAAGGCCTATAAGTTTTCCTCGCCGGGTAACAATGGTGTGCCGGACAGAATTGTACTTTATAGAGGACGATGCTATTTTGTAGAACTGAAAAAAACAGGAGAAGATTTAACATGTTTACAAAAGGTTGTACGTAAGCAGTTCAAAAGATTAGGATTTGATGTCTATAAAATTGACTGCTTGGAACAGATTGATGAATTTATAAAGAAGGTGTTGCTGCATGAAGTTCATTCCACATGATTATCAAAAAACAGCTTTACAGTTTGCTTTAGAACGTCCAGCAGCAGGACTCTTTTTAGATATGGGACTTGGCAAGACAGTAATAGCATTAACTTTTATTGAAGAGTTAAAAAATAATTACCTTGAAGATGTGAAAGCTTTAGTGATAGCACCTAAACGTGTTGCAGAGGATACATGGCCTACGGAACATTTAAAATGGGACCATCTTCAAAATTTGAAGGTAGTAAAGATAATGGGTACGGCCAAACAGAGAGAAGCCGCATTAAAACAAGAGGCAGATGTTTATATTATATCTAGAGATAACATTGCATGGCTTGTTGATTTACTGGGGATAAAATGGGATTTTAATACGGTAATTGTGGATGAATTATCAAGCTTTAAGTCCAATAAAAGTTTGAGATTTAAAAAGTTAAGGAAGGTACGACCGAGAATTAAACGAATCATAGGGCTTACCGGAACACCTACACCAAATGGCTATGAGGATTTATGGCCGCAAATTTATCTCTTGGACCTGGGAGAACGGTTGGGAAAAACATTGACAGAATTCCGAAGACGTTATTTTGAGACGCTTTACCGTCCCGGTTACAACGAATATAAGTTAAAAGCAGGAGCCAAGGATGAAATAGACAATGCAATTAAGGATATTTGTATCAGTATGAAAGCAAAAGATTATTTGAAATTGAAAGAGCCGTTGTTTATAAATCGTAGGGTTAAACTTGATAAAAAAGAGTTTGATTTATATAAACAGTTGGAGAGAGAGGCAGTGCTTGAGATTGATGGGAAAGATATAACAGCACTTAATGCAGCAGCAGTTACAAATAAATTGCTTCAGCTTGCAAATGGTGCGGTATACACAGAAGACAGAGAGGTTATTGAGATACATAATAAAAAGCTTGAAGTATTAGAGGAACTAATAGACGAAGCAAATGGAGAATCTGTATTAGTGTTTTATAACTTTCAACATGATAAAGACAGGATCCTTAAAAAGTTTAAGGAGGCAAGAATATTAGATACGAACCGGGACGTTAAAGATTGGAATGCAGGAAAGATTAAAATTTTATTGGCGCATCCAGCGTCAGCAGGACACGGATTAAATCTTCAAGCCGGCGGCCATATCGTTATTTGGTTTGGACTGAATTGGAGTTTAGAGTTATATCAGCAAGCCATTGCAAGGTTAAACCGGCAAGGACAAACGGAAACGGTAAGAATATATCATATCATTACAGAAGGTACCGTAGATGAAGAGGTTTTGAAAGTATTAAACGGAAAAGAACAGAGGCAAGAGGCACTGTTGGAAGCTTTAAAAGCAAGGATTAGGAGTATGAAGTATTGTTAGTTTTTAGCAAAGCAGATAAACAGGCTACCGAATAAAAATAAAAAATTAAGAAAAGGAGGGAAATCCCCATTACCATATTATGTATTAATCCTCCTTCGGTAGTCTGTTCTTTTAGTGGTAGTTTAGTGAAGGAGGTTTTTGTATGGATTCTAAATTTGGAAATTTTTATAACAATGGCAATGAACCGCCATACAGTCAAGAAGATTATGAGGATGCAAAAAGTAAAGGTTTGGATTTGGATAATTGGAGAGATTATAAAGAATATTATCAGTTAGGTAAAGAGCCAGAAGAGTATTAGTTTAATAAAGTAGCGAAGAAAGTGAGGGGTTAAAATGTCAACAAAAACCGATATATCACCTGAAGTTATAAAAATAATCAAAAAGACTGTTGATGAAGCAACAAAAAAGGCTACAGAGGCTATTATTAAAGCTAATGCAGAAGTTGAGGCAGGGCAGCGGAATTATTTTAAGGAAACAGAGAGGTTATTATATTCGCTGCCAGCGCTGAAATTAAAAGTGGCTCAAGATGAAGAGGATATAAAGAGTGGACAAATGGTATTAAAGCGTAGGTCGTCTGATATTGTAGTAATGTCCAGAAGTGGAGCAGGCGGACAGGATGAAGATGAATATATTGAAAGACGAAAATTAAGTATGATGAGGACCAAAAGAGAAATACAACGGATTGAACGGGCGTTGGAGACTATAAAGGATGATGAATATTACGATATAATACCGCTGAAGTATTGGGATGGATTATCGCCGGCGGAGATTGCGGAGAGGTTACATTGCGATGAACGGACGTTTTATCGGCATAAAAACAGGTTGGTGAATAAACTCAAGGTTGTGCTTTTTGGGGCGGATGCGTTGTAAAATTGAAAAGGAGAGGTGAAAAATGAAGTTAGAAATTGAAATTGATGAAAGTTATATTGCTGAATTGGTATCACAGGAAATTGCAAAGCGTATTGTAGCAAACGGATATTACGAGAACAGAGAAGCAAAGTTTGGAATAAGGGAAGGTGTAGACAAGGCAATCAAGCAATACATCTATTCAAAGAAAGATGAAGTCATTGAGAGAGTTATTGAAAGAGCATCGGCTGAGATTGTGAGAAAAGGGTTACCAAAATTAATAGAAAAATTAGGGAAGGAGTGAGACCGTGAATTTAAAAGAGTTAAAAGCAATAGTAGATTTTACAATTGAACATTTACAATCCCATCAAAATCCAGAAGAAATACAAGTTTTAATAACACTTTCAGAAAGTTCAATAGGCGCAAGGGCAGCAAGCGGTGTTAAATTTGCAGGATTAGGTTTTGATTGGGAACATAATCAATTTAGACTTGAACCAATAAAGAAATTAGTTGCAAAAGGTAACAATTTGACAGACGTAAAAGAAGTTTGGTGCAAAGAATATGATGGAAGGAAGTTTTATTTTTGTCCTAGATGCCAAGAGAAAATAGCTAAAAATGATATGTATTGTAGGTATTGTAGTCAGAAGTTGAAATAAAATATTGCACATAATAAGGATTATGCGAACTATCTGTCAGTTTCTTGTCAGTTTTTTGTCAGTGACGTGTCAGTTTAGGTATGTTATAATATTTACAATAGGATTTTTATACCGTAACCCCCTTTCGTAGGACCCGCTTTGGTGGGTCCTTGTGTTTTGTATAGATATTTAAGGCAGGTGAGGTGAACGTTATGGCCAGATTAACTGCAAAACAGAAAAAATTAAAAAAGAGGACCTATATATCAGTCCTCTTT